GCCGACGATCCGCACGGGCCTGGGCTACAGCCCGCAGGCGGTCAACCGCATCGAAACGACCGTCACGGTCGATCAGGTGTTCGGCATCGACTTCGAGTGGGATGACGTCGAACGCGCCTTGCGCGTGACCCGTCCTGATGAAGCCCTGCGCGATCAGGTCATCAAGCCGTGCGTGGAGACGATCCGGCAGGAGATTGACTCGCGTTTCGCTGAGTTCGCATACGAGAACGCGAATCAGGCGGTCGGCGTGCTTGGCACGGACCCGACCTCGTTCGATGACTCCTCGGCCGCGGCGCGGCAGCGGCTCATCGAACTGGCCTGCCCCTCGGGTGGCGACAAGGGCATGATTGTCCCGCCCTCAGTTGTTCGCACGCTCAAGAACGCGTCGATCAGCTACTTCAACCCGCAAGCGGACATCTCGAAGCAGTATCGCGAAGGCTCGATCGGGCGCGCGGACGGCTTCGACTGGTACGAGTCGATGTCCCTACACACCCACACAGCCGGGACGTGGGCGAGCGCGGTGACGGTTAACACTACGATCGCGGATGGCGCGACCTCGATGATCGTCAACTGCACGTCGGGTGACACGTTCAAGAAGGGCGACATCATCGGTCTGGCCGGCTACGCCACCAACCCGATGACCCGCCGCACCACGACCACAGCCACGCCGATGACGGTCACGGTGGCGGCGGATGTCACGGCGAGCGCGTCGACGGCGACGATCTCGTTCTACCCGGCACTCTACGGTCCTGGATCGAACTACCAGAACGTGTCGGCGCTGCCAGCGGCGAGTGATGCGCTCACGCTGTTTCCTGGCACGGCGAATCCAAACGGGAAGAGCGGCAAGCAGGGCCTCGCGATTCACCGCGATGCCTTCGCGCTGGTCGGCGTGAAGCTCTACACCCCGAAAGCGGTGGAAATGGCGAGTCAGCAGCGAGACCCGGAGACGGGCATCTCGTTCCGGTTCGTCAAGGCATGGGACCCCATCCAGTCGAAGCTCGTGCATCGGTTTGATGTGTGTCTCGGGTTTGGCCGCCTGCGCTCGAACAACTGCGCGGTGCGTGTCCTCGGCGCGGCGTAAGGGGAGGAATCAATCATGGCATTGCCTTTTGGAACCGGTTTCTCTCCACTGATGGGCGAGCCCCGCATGGGGACCGCGCCGATCTTCGACTCGACCGTGACGAGCGCCACGCTCACCACGGGCGGGGGCGCACGAACGGCGACGATTGCCGAGCTGCTGTCCTACCTGCTCGTCCTGAACGTGGACGACGCGCAGACGCTCACGCTGCCCACGGGCGCCTTGCTCAATGCGGGGTTGCCGGGGGCGCGGATCGGCGCGACGTTCAAGTTCCTCGTGGTGAACACGGGGGATGCGACGTTGACGGTCGCGGTCGGCACGGGCGGATCGCTCGTGGTCGGCAACAGCAAGAGCACGGTGGCCACCGTCGCGTCGAACGCCAGCAAGGAGTTCATCGTCCGCGTCACGGGCGTGCTTAAGGCGGGCGATTCCTCGGACAGCTACACCGTCTACAGCCAGGGGTCCATCGCGGCCTCGGTCGCGTAAGGGGAGGCGTCCATGCCAGTCACGTTTGGCGCGTTCACCTCGGACTCTTATACGGCGTTGCTCTCGGAAGCCACGCCGGTGCAGACCGTGCAGCCCACGCTGTATGTCAACTCGCTGACCGGCTCGAACGCCAATGCGGGCACGAGCCCCGGTCAGGCACTCGCGACGATCGCGCAGGCGGTGGCGATGGCGGAGAACGGCTCCACCATCGGCATCTTCGGCGTGTTTCGCGAGCACGTCACCACGCGTTTGGGGTTGCAGGACGTGACGATTGTTGGCCTCGCCAACACGCCGCGTCAGGCGACGACCTCGGGCGTGGCGAACGGCGGCGGAGCGACGTGGCTGTCGCCCTCGACGGCCACGAACACCTCGGCGCTTATTCGCGTGCAGGGGCAGGGCTGGACGTTGCGGAACATCTACTTCAACAACTCCGCGACCTCCAACGGATGCGTGCAGCCGTATACGACCGGTGATCCACCGGCCGCCGCGGATGGCGCGCATCTCTTGATCGACAACTGCATCCTCACGGGCGCGGCCTACGGCGTCTATGCCTCGGGCGGGACGAACTTCGTGACGATTCAGAACTCGTCCCTGTTCGGCTTCTCCGGCGCGGGCGACGTGGCCATCGCGCAGACGGCGGGCGCGGGCATCGGCACGCTCCTCGGCTGGAAGGTGCTGAATTGCCGCTTCTGGGGGAACGCATCGAACATCGTGATGCCGTTCAACCAGGGCGTCATCAAGGGCTGCGTGTTCACCAACGGGACGGCGGCGAACATCAACCTGACGGGCGGCACGGCGCCGAACTTCGTCCAGCAGAACGTGTTCAACATCGCCGCCGCGGATTTCGATCCGGCCGGCGGAACCACGGGCGTGACGGGCGATGCGTGGTCGAACTACCTGACCGATGCAGTCGAGACCGGGCTTCCGGCGAACTAAGGCGAATCGGGCACCTGGGGCATTGGGCTCCAGGTGCCTCGTCTCCATGACTGACGAGGGCCGATGCCGACCACGATGCGCCGGATTTGCAGCGATGCGCTCACGGAATTAAACGTCCTGGGGGCCGGCGAAACCATGTCGGCCGAACAGGCCGATCTGGCCCTCGGCAAACTGCAACGGCTGTTCAATAACTGGAACGCGGAGCGCCGGGCGGTGTATGCCGCGGCGTTTCTCGAGTTCACCCTCACGCCGAGTCTGTTGCCGCACACGATCCGGCCCGTCAGTATTGACGGCGCGTATCTCATCCTCAACACGTCCAGCCCCGCGGTGAATCTGCCGATCACGGTCCGGGATGTGGCCTGGTGGCGCGAGCAGACGGTGCCAGATCTCACCTCGTCTGTGCCGACTGACCTTTATTACGAGCCGACGTTCCCGAACGGCTCGCTCTACTTCTGGCCGGTGCCGACCGTCGCGTATGGCGTGGGGCTCCAGGCGCGTGTGCTGCTCGACGACACGATCACGCTCGATCAGTCCTTTAACCTGCCACCTGGCTACCAGGACGCGACGACGCTCACGCTGGCGGAAATGCTCGTGACGACGTTCGGTCGCGACATGCCACCGCTGTTACCGAAAGAGGCGCGTGATTCGCGCGCACGGGTCTTCGCGAACAACGACCAAACGCCGCGGCTGATGACGGCCGATTACGGCATGCAGGGGGCCTCGGGTAATCCGCGGCCGACGTGGAATTACTTGGACGGGAGCTGCTAATGGATTCGCTCGTTCCGTATAACTTCGCGCAAGCGATCACGAAAAGCGATTCAGTAAACATCGCCACGGTGGGGGCCGGCGCAAAGGTCGACGCGATCTACGTGGGCGGGGCCGGCACCATCGTGGCGGTCTTTGCCAACGGCGAGACCGCGACGATTACTGGCGCGTTGGCGGGCACCATCCTGCCGATCTCCGTGGTGCGCGTGAACAGCGCGAACACCACCGCCACGAATCTGCTGGCGCTCTATCGCGTGTAACCACCAGCAGTGGCCGTGTTCCCCTATCCGGGCTTCGTTGGACCGAGCTATCAGCTCGCGCCGCCGAATATCGCTTCGGAATACGTCTACAACTGGTATCCGCAGACGATCCAGTCGCCCACGGCTCGGATGCCGGCGAAGGTGGTGTATGTCCCGACGCCGGGGCGTACCGCGTTCACGACGGGCCTAGACGGGCCTCCGCGCGGTTCCTTTTCGCAGGACGGGCGGATCTTTTTTGTCGCTGGGCGCTACCTCTACGAAGTCAACGGCGTGGGCACGGCGACCAATCGCGGCTTTGTCGGAGCCGACAGTCAGCCAGCGTCGATGGCGACCAATGGCCATGGCGCGAATCAATTGATGATCGTGAGCGCGGGCCTCGGGTGGATCTTCGACCTGACCGCGAACACGCTCACGCAGATCACGGACGAGGGTTTTCCGGCCAATGTCGTCCAGGTCGTCTTTCTCGCCGGCTACTTCATCGTCATGCAGGCTGGCACGAGCAAGTTCTTCCTGAGCGACTTGGAAAATGGTCTTTCGTGGGATGCCGCGAACGTCGGGCAGACCACGTATTCCTCGGACACTTTGACCGCGATGGCCGTGCTGAAGGGCCAACTGTGGCTGATCGGCTCGCAGCGGACAGAAGTCTGGCAGAACGTCGGATCAACCGCGTCCGCGTCGTTTCCGCTCTCGCCCATTCTCGGCGCGTTCTCCGAATACGGGACCAATGCGCCCTGGTCGCTGGTCGAAGCCTCCGACCGGCTGTGGATGCTCGGGCAGAGCGCCAAAGGCAACACGCTCATCCTGTCCACCGAAGGACTGTTCTTCAACAAGGAAGTCAGCAACTACGCGGTCAGCTATTCGTTGTCCCAGGTGCCGAGCCTGAGCGAAGCCGTCGCGTTCTCGTATCAGGAAGCCGGGCACAGCTTCTACAAGATCACGTTTCCCACGACGGGCCCGACGTGGGTGTACGACATGAACGAGGACATGTGGCACCAAGAGGGCGAGTGGAATGACGGGCTCGGCGTCTACAAGGCCGACCGCGCGGTGTGCCACGCGTACGGGTTCGGAAAGCATCTCGTCGGCGACCACACCACAGGGACGATCTACGAACAGTCGCTCACGCTGGGTACCGACAATGGCGCCCCCATCCGGCGCGCTCGAGCCTGCCCACATCTCAACAATCTGCGGCAGTGGACGTTCTATCAGCAGTTTCAACTGGATGCCCAAGTCGGCTACGGCACGGTTAGCGAGCCTGACCCGCAAGTCATGCTGCGCTATGCGAAAGACGGCGGGCATATGTGGTCCCAGCCGCTCGCGCGGTCGCTCGGCGCTGGCGGGGCCTACAACCAACAAGTCACCTGGAGCCCGTTCGCGGGTCGTGCGCGTGATCTCGTGACGGAAATCTCCACGACGGCGAGTGTGCCGGTCACGTTAATGAACGCCTATCTCCGCGCCGAAGGCGGGACGGAGCAAAGCTGATGGCGGATGTCCCGCTCGACCCCGCACCGATTCAGCATCCGATCGCGGAACGCTCGACGTTCCTGACCACGCTACCGTGGGCGCTGTGGTTTGAAAAGCTCACGGGCGCGGGTGGGCTCAATGCCCCGTCGTTCGGCATCATCGCGGTCACGAACCTCGATAACGTCGAAGCCACTGAGCCGACCGACACGCTCACGATCATCGCGGGCAATAACGTCACGCTCGAAACCAACGGCGTGGCGAAGTCCCTGACGATCAACTCGACGGGCGGCGGACCGGCCCCACCGAACAAGTCGGTGCAGTTCAACGACTTTGACGAGTTCGGCGGCAATGCCGCGTTCTTGTTCGACAAAGACACGACATCGGTCTCGATTGGCCTCGAGCATGACTTCGGCACGACGGGCGCGGCCAATCTGCTGGTGGGATCTGGCCACACGGTCATCTGATGGCGGATTCCAACGGCTATAAGACGTCCTCGCCGCTTCTGTCGCTGCCCTCGGCGGCGAATGGCGTCACGGTCACACCTTCGGGCGTGTCGGAAGGCTGGTCGTCTTGGGTCGAACTGACGGCTTCGGCGGCGACCGCCATGCGGCTCGCGACAATCATCGCCCTGCCCGGCGCACGCGCGTCCGCCAATTACTACGAAATTGAGATTGGCACGGGCGCGTCAGGCAGTGAGACGCCTATTGCCTCGGCGCGCGGCATGGCTGGCAATAATGCCGGCGGTCCCGCCGATTACAGCGACGTCCTGACGCTCGCGATCCCCGCTGATGTGATCAGCGCGGGCCAGCGTGTGTCGTGCCGACTGCGGCAGGCCTCGACGAGCACCAGCGCGTGGCGCGTGTCGGTGCAGTATTGGGCGCGCCCCGTCGTCGGTAACATGCCGGCGTCCAGCACGGGGCCAGTCAATGTGCCGTCAGGCTCGAGGTTGTCGGTGACGTGCGGCGCGGCGGATGCGTTCGGCTCGTGGGTGGAACTGACTTCTGCGACCGATGCCGACTGGATCATCGGCAACGTCATGGGCGTCGCGCCGAATGGTCACACCTGGGAAATTGAAATCGGGATCGGGGCGGCTGGGTCTGAAGTCGGCTTCTGGAAAGTTCGCTCCTTTGGCGCGTGGTTCATCTCAGCCGATGCGTTTCAGGGCGGCCCGTGGAACATCTTGCTGCGTCCCGCGCTGGGGCCCATTCCCGCCGGGTCACGCGTAGCGATTCGGGCGCGGTCCTCAGTCGGGGTCTTCGCGTTGCTGCTTGGCTTCACGGTCACCAAACAGGCGGTGAACGGCGCGGCGTCGAATCTGCCGATGCGGTGGGCCGATTGGACCTCGGTCACGCCGACAACCGGCGGCCTTGGCAACTTCTCGGCGTGGACCACGCTGATCGCCTCGACGTCGACGGATATTGTCGCGACCGGCCTCACGAAGACGTACCCGCAAGCGGGCCAAAGTGGACGAAACATCATCCAGTTAGGTGTAGGGACGCCGGGCAGTGAGGTGATCTTCGCGGAGTGCTACGTCCTCAATGGCGTATATGGCGGCGGCCGGTTCAATTTTCCGTTGCCCTATGCGCGTCTTATTGACGCCGGATCGCGCGTGGCCATTCGGTTTGCCGTGGAGTACACCCCAGGCGGGCCTGCAACGTCGTTCGCGATGTCCTACCAAGAAGTCTCGACGGTTCCTGATTTCGATAACTGGACGAGCGAGCTGATTCAAGACGTCTACCTGACCGGCACATCCGCGTTCCCGCTCGTGGCAGGGACGCCGGCGTGGGCGAACGGCAATTGGACACAGATCGATGCGTCCGTGCCGGTAGATCGCGTGTTGACTGCCTACATGACGGACAACGGCGCCCAAGTCGAATACGAGATCGGGCTGCGACGAATCTGGCGGCGCGGTCATGCATGACGTGTTCCCGATCCCCGCGATCATTGCGGAAGGCTCTCGGCTCGTGGCGCGCGTTCGTGCGTCCACTGCGAATAGCACGGTCAACGTCGCGCCGCACTACACGGCCGAGCCGGTATCGGAGACGGGCTCCAACCGCAACCTGCTCACGGGCCAGAGTCACACCGTTGATGGTTCGGACAATCTGATCGCGGGCAGTGGGAACACCGTCACGGGACGCATCTCTGAAGCGCACGGCCAAGGCATGGACGTGACGGGCACGCGGGCGGTCGGGTTCAGCCTGGACGGAGCCTCACACGCGCTTAGTCAAGACAACATCCTCAAAATTTGGGGTGATTTCGCCGCGACCGGAGACGTCACGCTAACCGCTATTGCGGCGCCTGCGGCAACGACCTACGGTGTAGTGGTTGATGCCACGGGGCTGCTGGGATCGCAGGCGATCGCGCCGGCCGATGCGACGTTCCTAACAGCAACCGACGAGAGCGCCGATCTGCCGAACTCGCGGCAAGTGATCGACACGGCCAATATCGAGTGGGCCTTCGTCACACCGAACGAAGCAGAAGCCGATTTGACGGATACCGCGGTGGCTCCTGGGAGCTACACGCTCGCCAGCGTGACGGTCGACGCGAAAGGCCGCGTCACGGCGGCGTCCACCGGATCGGCTGCGTCCGTTAATGGCTGGATCGAGGGCGTGATGCGCGGCGTGGGCGATGGTGCGACGACCGTCTTTTCCCTACCGGACGTCGCCGAGTCGTTACTGTTCGCGTCGGTGAACGGCGCAGTCACGGACCCCCTGACCTATACGCTCACAGGCTCATCCGATCAAATCACGTTCGACGCCGCGCCAAGCGCGGGGAATGTCGTCACGGTTAACTACGTGACGGCTGCGGTGTAACTCATGAATACGGCTCTCAATCGCACCACGATCGCGTATCTCACGAACAAGTCCGGCGGGGCCCTGACCTACGGGGCGGTGGTCGTGCTCGACAACTCGAACGCCAACGGCTTCACGACGACGACCACGGCGGGCCTGTCGACGCGCGGGCTGGGCGTCATTCTCGACGTCGCCGGGATTGCCAATAACGCAACCGGCGCGGTCGCGATCGGCGGCTGGTGCCCCCAA